GGTACTTTCGGACGCCCGATATTTTTATTGTTACAAAAAACACACAACTGTTACCGGCAAGAAGGCTCTCTGCGCTAAGCACACGCACCCCCTCCCCATAAAACGAGGACCACAGCAGTAACAAGTAACAGTTTAAGGTAACCTTGTTACTGAGAACTGTTACTAGCCGCTGCTTGGCCCAGGAATTGCTGACCATTTCACAGGCCGCGGGCCTGGTGGGGGCGCACAAGCCACAAATCTACCGATTGATCGACTCGGGTTACCTGCCCTGCCATGAGGAAGGAGGCGTCAAAAAGGTTGACCGGGCTGAATTCCAGCAGAAATGGGAAGCGCGGCCACGTCGTGAAACCAGGCCCCGAATGGGAGGCTCCAAAAAGCCAAGGCCGGCCCCCGATGCACCACCCAAGGCGCCCAAGGCCCCCAAAGCGACCGCAACACCTCGCTCTGCCCATGCAAAAACAGGGCCAACACCCGACTACAACGAAGAACGAGCGTGGACAGAATACGAAAGAAATAGAGACATAAGACTGAAAAATGAAATGCTAGAGGGAAGATTAGTCTATAAGGAAGACATCGAGCGAGCCTATCAGGCCATTTTCGGCACGATGCTGGCAAGAGCTTACGAAGTGGCTAAGCAAATTAAGCTAAGAGTGCCCTCTATAACCTATGAAGAAATGGAGATCATAGAAAAGCTGGTGCTAGACGTATTTGAGCAAGTATCAGCCCATGAATTTGACGAACTAGACGAGGCAGAAAATGATTAACAGAGACATCAGGACCCTTGCCAAATCCCTGGCGGAACACTTAAAGCCAAAGCCCAATATCACCATGCTTGAATATGTAGAAAAGTATGGCTATGTCATCACAGAAGGTGAGCAACCGACAAAATGGCACACAAGGCCATATCAACAAGCATGGTTTATTGATGTAACCCATCCAAGAATACAGTGCTCTGTGTGCATGAAGCCATCCCGCGTTGGCTGGTCTGAGTTCGTAAAGTTTTGCATTCAATACTTTTCTGAATGGCGAAAAACAAAGATGCTGGTTGTTCAGCCAACCGATGAGGAGGTGAAAAAATACAGCAGCGAGGATATTGATTCCCTGTTTCATCCGTTGTATGGATCACCCAGGCTTAAGGGATTGCTGTCTGCAAGAAAATCAAGGAATGAAAAGAACACGTATAGCTTTAAGAAACTAAAAAACGGCACAATTATACAGCTAGCCCATGCCGGATCCCCGGTCTCTGCAAGGCGAGTCAATAGGCCAGTAATTTTGCTTGAGGAGCCAGCGGCCTATGAGCAGCGCAAAGAGGGGGACATTATCCAGCTATTTCTACAGCGTGCTGGAACCGCTGTAAATCCATTTTTCACCATTGGCGGCACTCCAGTCATACCAAATGACTTGATGGAGCAATGTTTTAAGATGGGCGATCAGCAATACCGATACTACCCCTGTCCGCATTGTGGGCATTATCAAGAGCTAATGACTAGAGGCGCATGGCAAAGATTTATTGCAGAAGGGCCAGATGCCGGGAAGATAAAATGTGAAAACTGCGAAACATTGATTGAATACATATATCTCCAGCGCATGGATGCCAGGGCCGGGTGGGCATGCCCGCTGGATGGATGCGACCGATCTAACCAGATCCTGGATGCGGAGGGGTTTCCGATTTGGGCATCCCGCCAGATTGGGCCAGGCATGAGTTACCACCGTGCGGCCAGCTGGTTTGAGCTGGCGCGTCGGTATCGCAACGCCAAGGAGCAGTTGCGCAAGGGCAACCCAGATCCAATGCAAAGCTTCCACAACACGGATAGAGGTATTCCATGGGATCCAACATCTGCCAGCAAGATCAACGCCGAGGGGTTGATCAAGCGGCAGCAGGATGAAAGTTGCGGCAACAATTATCCACCCGATGGCGAGCACTGGAATATCCCGAATGGCGCCGTGTTGATCACCATTGGCGTGGACACGCAGGGAGGCGGCGGCACGGCGGGCGAGGGCCTCCGCGGCCACGTCTGGGCCTGGGGAAGGGGTGACGAGAGCTGGCACGTCGCCGAGTTCCGGATTGACCGGGATCCCACCCTTGAGAGCACGCTGGATGAGCTGGATGTGTGGCTGGAGGTGGAGTGGCAACGGCAGGACGGCGCAATCCTGCGGGCTCAGCTCGGCACCATTGACGAAGGCGGCCTGGCCACGGAGACGGTCAGGCGGTGGTGTTCCAAGCGGATCGGCCGCTGGCTCCCCGTGAGGGGCATCCCCCGGCCGGATCACCCCCTGCTGGGCCGTGGCGCTGCGGTATTTGTGGATTCAAAAAACAAGGCTGCCAACCGTGTGGGCCGTGATTTGCTGATGTTCCAGGTCGGATACGAGCGGTCGGTGACGCTGTTGATGACGCAGCTCTCAGTCTCTTGCCCTGGCGCGGGCTACATCCACCTGGGCAGGGCCACCAGCGCGGAGACGCTTCAGGAGCTGTTCCCGTGGCGGCGGGCGCCGGTCACGCCTCGATCGCAGGTCTACCACTGGAAGCTCCCACCTGGTGCCCATGACGAAGCGGGCGACTGTCGGCGGTATGCATATGCGGCGCTGCAGTTGATCGCTCGCAGGTTTTCGCGGTCTGATGTGATGTGGGCTCAATATGAGGCCTCAGCCCTAGCCACTATCGGCGCGGCGAAGCCCACGGCGCATCCGCCCGCTCCGGTCAATCCAGCACGCGACTGGCTGAACAATGGCAGAATGGGCGAACTTCGCCGCAACTGGCTCCGCTGATGGCCTATACCTCGCAACAGCTCGCGGCGCTTCGTGAGGCTATGGCAAGCGGCGTCTTGCGGGTGCGCGGGCCCGACGGGCAGGAAACACTATTCCGCTCCTTGGCGGAAATGAAGGCACAAGAAGCGGCTATGGCGGCAGAGGTAGAGCCCACAGCAGCTAGAATAAAAAGAACAATTCTATCATTTTACAGAGAATAATGGGCAAGAAAAAGAAAAGACAGTCTTCCATCATAGTACATCAATCACCAACCCTGGCGCGGCTTGAGGCCGCAGAGCACAGCAGGCGTACCGAAGGCTGGCTGGCGCCAGATAGCGGACCAAATTCGGGCCTAAGGTTCGATTGGCAATGGGTTGTGAAGCGCCATCAAGATTTAGTCGATAACAATCCAATGGCGTTGAAAGCTGTAAGCGTCATCGTAAATAACTGGATCGGCGAAGGTGTTACGAGCACGCCAGTAAATGCAACAAAAAGATATGAAAGGGCCGCGATTGAGTGGCAAAGAATGCCAGAAGGCGATTTTTATGAGCGTTTCAACTATTTTGGCAACCAGTTTTTAGGGGCCAAAACTTGCGCGACTCGCGGCGCATACATGATCAGAAAAAGAATAAATCCGGATCTGCTGGAAAAGTATGGAGTTGTGCCCTTGCAGTTGCAACTTTTAGAAGCGGAATGGCTAGACACAAACAAAGACAACAATAGGAATATAATCTTTGGGCAGCAATTTGATGATAATGGCAGGCTTGAAGGTTACTGGATTCGTGACCAGCACCCGAACGAGACCGCTTGGGGGCTGGGGACTTCGATTACGTCTACCTTTGTCCCGAAGGACGAGATTGCCCTTGTTTTTGATTGCCTGAGGCCGGGGCAGCGGATGGGAATCCCATTCGGAACCGCAGCAATCCTTACATTGCGCGACATTGCAGACATAAACGACGCGCAACAATTAAAGGACAAGATTGCGGCTTGCTTTTTTGGTGTGACCTATGGAGATGATGTAATTAGGGTCAATCCATCTGATCCCAAAGAGCTTGTTAATGAAGGCCGGCTGTTTGACGGAATCTCGCCTGGCACCGTTGAGCACCTGCCTCAGGGGCGCAACTTCCAAGCATTTACGCCTCCAAGCTCTGGCGATTTTGCTTCAACTCAGAAAATCTATGCACAAAACGTAGCAGCGGCCTATCAAGTGCTGCCATGGCAAATAACGGGAAACCTGGCAGACATTAACTATTCTTCAATTCGTGGCGGGTGGATTGAGTTTCACAAGCGAATCGGGCATCTTCGCTGGAATGTTGGCATTCCTCACCACTGCCGCAGGGTGTGTCAGTGGCACGACGAGCTTGCGCGAATAGCCGGACTCCTGAAGGGTCCCATGACCTGGCAGCACACGCCACCGCGGCGAGAGATGCAGGATCCGACGAAGGAAATTCCCATGTTGATTGAGGCCATCCGCGGGGGGCTGATGAGCCTGAGCGAAGCTCAGAGAAGCCTAGGCCACCTGCCCAAGGAGGTGATGGACGAGCTGACCAAGGACATGGAGCGGGCTAGGGCCGCAGGGCTGGCACTGTCGTCTGACGGCATGACAGAGCGGTTAAAATCGACACCACAGACCACCGACGCGCCGCCAGCCAACCCATGAAAACGATTCAGCTCTATGGTGAAATTGGTTTTGACGCGCTGGCAAGCGATGTCGCTGATCAGCTCAACGCAGCCAATGGCGAGGATGTTTCTGTAAGAATTTTCAGCTATGGAGGCGCGGCTGCTGAAGGCCTTGCGATTTACAACATCCTCTCAAGTTATAGTGGAAAAGTAACGACCTACATAGATGGCGTAGCAGCCAGCGCGGCTGGCATGCCTTTCATGGCGGGCGAGGTGCGAATCATGCCCGAAAATGCTCTACTGCATATGCACACGGCATGGGGCAGCGCATCCGGCAATTCTGATAAGTTTCGCAGTCTTGCTGATCAATACGACGCGCATACAAACAGTATCGCGGAAATCTATGCAAAAAAGGCAAAAAAAGACAAGGCCAAGATTATTGCCTGGATGCAGGCGGGGCAGGG